AGCTGAACCAAGTTCTAGCCACATGTGATGGCGTAATTATGCAAGTTATCCTTGCCTTTCCCCAGGTCCCCTGGGTACAATCCTGGACTTTTATTGACCAGATTCAGAATTGCTTGATTAGCAATTTACTCTATGATTACTTTCATAATGGGTCCGAAAGGACCTCCCTTTTTAAGGGAATCAAGGATTTGAGAAAATCCATCAAGGAAGAAGCCTTCCGTACCGTTGGCAATTACGCCAATATTTCAGTTCCAAGAGAACTGAGTTTTTATAAGAGAATCCTTTCTCTTCTCAGCATTTCAAATGCAATGGACTTGTATAAAGCAAGTATTCTCTGTCAAACCAGAGCCTCCGGAGTTCCACCCCGGTCTATGTACGCAGACGCGTTACAAAAAGTCAAAGTCACTTTGACAACTCCGGCTTCGCCGGAACACGCAAAGGCAATCATGCCCTTACTTCACAAAGTGGTTGATTCCACTTACAACGAAGTGCTATTGAGCACTACTCACCACAATAAAATGTGGGAGCGGATAGTATCATCCGCAAAAGTATCTCTCTCCGACTCAGGAGAGTTTTTCACAAAGGTGAAAGAAGGTGGTAAATTAGAAGCCACTAGAAGGATTCTGCAAGAGAATCCTGAGATTCAGGAGGTGAACCTCCAGACTGGCGACCTTACGGGCGCGATCCTAACAAAGGATAACTCATCTCCTGGGGAGATGCTTTTCCACTATTCTTGTGGACAGTTTCGTGACAGGTCATCCTGTTACGAGAAAAATCTCATGTCAATGAGAATTAGCCTAGTCGCAGAACTAGGAAAGTACCGTGCGATAACGGTAACTCCGATTGCGCATGCCGCATTCTTGCATCCAGCATCACACATGTGCTTGGAATTTCTGGAGAAGATACCCTCCAGTGAAAGCGGCATTGGCGCCGCTGCTCATGCTTGGAATTTCTTCAAGCGCATGAACGTTGGGAATCCCAACGCTCAATTCATATTCTCAGGCACTGAGAATCTTTGTCTGTTTTCAACAGACTGGTCAGAGGCCACAGATCACTGTGACCCCTATATGTCTCAGGTGATGTTAAATCGCCTGTTCTCCAAGATGGGTTTCCCAACTTGGTATCGGCAAACAATCATGTTTGCTTTACTAGGACCTCGACAAGTCGAGTTCCTAGACGACGAAAAAGTACTTGACTTTTTCATTACACAGCGGGGCGCTCTCATGGGCGACCCTGTTACGAAGGTGCTTTTGCACCTCTACCATCTGGTAGCAAGGCCATTGGCCTT